CTAGAGGAGACTTGAACCATCGCATAGCTAAGCGACGGCGTGAGCCTAGCGCGGAGTCCACGGGACGCCTTCCAAGGAAGGCTCCCCGCGGAGTGCCCTTAGCCTCCTTACGGAGGTGGACACGCCGGTACCCTTGGTTGAAGGTACGGGCATTCCGCAACACCGACATCGACCCTACGGCCGAAGGTTGGATCTCTGCGTTCTTGGACGCATACGCTCTTTCCTTCGGCGCGAGTTGGGCCCATGTCGGGGGCTGTGAGAACCCAGACGTTCATGTCCTTTCTGCTCGAAAGGGCGTGAACGCCTTGATCTCCTGGATACTTCGCCGGGTTTGGGAGCCGGCGAAGGGTATCTCGGAGGTCAAGGAACTCACAGCTTGGTGGCGCAGGGTCGCTGTACGGGACTTGTCTTCGGAAACAAGCCTCGAAAGGCCCCCTACGTCACCGGCCCTCGACTCCGTCTTCCGTGGTTGCCTTTCGTTGAATGGCTACAACGAAGACGGGTGCTCCCGGATCCTGCACCAGATGTCTCGTGCATCCCGTGCGGGTCCCGGTCCCCTTCCTATGCAGGTCGGAGGTTCATCCTCCCAGCATATCACGGACTTGACCCTCCACCCGCGCGTACCGCGTGCGGACCGGGTCAGTCTGCGGAAGTTCGCCCGTAGATGGGTTCACGGACGGACTGGGAAGGCCCGCATTAAGTTTCCGCTCTCAACCTCAGCCTCCTTCGGAAGCACGAGGGGCAAGGGCGGCCTTAACGGAGAGATCAGAGACGCTGTCGCATCTCTGAAGTCGAGGGATCTCGATATAGGTCTCATTTCGCGTCTAGAGCGCGTCTGTGCGGATCTTCCGTACAGGCCCCTCCCTGAGGGGTTCGCGCTTCTAGACGGTTCCAGGAGAGAGGTAGCAGTGGGCGAGCAGCTGTTCCGGTTCGAGGAGGACTACTACTTTATCGGAGTAGGCCAACAAGAATGGGAGCTACTGCGTGAGCATCTCTACGCGTATGCGGCTATGGCCCTACGTGTGGAGAGCCTACTGCGTAGGAAGGAGCTGCCTTTGTGCAGGCAGGTGGTTATTCAGGAACGCGGCATGAAGACACGCATTGTCACTCCGGTGACAGGTTGCGTCGGCTACATGTCCGCTGTCCTGAACTCCATCCTCCTTTCTATCCTGAACACTGACCCGCGCCTAAACAGTAAGAGCAGCGCGCCGCTGCACGACTGTTTGAGCACCATGTCCGGCGGAGGGAATCTTATGATTCGCTCCGTCGACATGTCTCGGGCCAGTGATTTGGTACCTCTCTCTGTCTCGAAGTCCCTGGTCGAAGGTTTGTTAGATAGGTTGGATTTATCACCCTTCCTGTCCGACGCCTTTCGACT